TCATCATGGATGCCCCTGCAAGCCGTGAAGCCTTGGAACTGGCCGGTCTGGATTGGCAGGTGGAGAGCCGCAATATCTATTCCGACACGGGTGCTATGATCCCCGGCTATCGCGCAAATGTCCGCAGCACCGATGATGCTGTTCTAGGCGTGGTATCTGATCGCTACCGCATTGTCCAGAATGAGGAAGCATTCCAGTTCACCGATGATCTGCTGGGTGAAGGTGTCACTTATGAAACTGCCGGTTCCCTGCAGGGCGGCAGAAAGGTCTGGATGTTGGCAAGGCTTCCGAGGAAATATCTTATTGCTGGAGATCAAGTAGTACCATATCTTGTGATCTTCAACAGTCATGACGGAAGTTCTGGTGTGAAAGTGGCCATGACTCCGATCCGTGTGGTCTGCCAGAACACGCTGAACCTTGCGCTGAATACCGCAAAGCGCAGCTGGACTGCACGCCACACCGAAAATGTTCTGCTGCGGGTGCAGGATGCCCGTGAGACCCTGCAGCTGGCCAGCAACTATATGGTTGAACTCGGCAACCGTGGCGAAGAGCTGGCTCGTATTGATTTATCCGATCACAAGGTGCAGGAGTTCATCAATGAGTTTTTCCCGATTTCTGAGGACCTGTCCGATTGCCAGCGGAAGAATAACCTGCGCTTGCAGGAAAATCTGAAGGCTCGCTATTATAACGCACCGGATCTGGAATGGGTCGGCAAAAACGGTTGGCGCTTTATCAACGCAGTCTCCGATTTTGCCACCCACGCAGATCCTCTCCGCAAGACCAAAAACTACAACGAGAACCTGTTCCTGCGCACCGCAGAGGGCAACCCCATGATCGACAAAGCCTACAAGATGGTGCTGGCAGCAGCATAAAGGAGCAAGCCATGAATGATGTAAATAACCGCATTTTCAGGGAATTCACGGAATTCTTTGACAACGTTGAGAAGAGTGCTTCTGAAATCAGCGTTACCATGGCTTATGAGATCACGATGAAAAGTACCATCAGCACCGCCATTATTGTTTTGGAATCCGAGGGCAGACTGGAGGAGCGCTACTGGAACCATCTCAGGGTGCAAAATAATATTCTGGATTTTCTTTATGACCTGTGGGTTGGCTCTTGCCATTCGTTAGCTGCCGACTTTTCCACCATCATGAAAGACTTGGTGGAATATGACTTCATTCTTGCCGAATCTATTATGAAAGAAAGGATGCAAAGCGCATGAAAAGATTGATTTCAACTTTGAACCTGTCCAAAGAGGATTGGCTCCGCTACCGCAAGTGCGGTATTACCGGCACGGATGCCGGGGCTATTCTTGGTCTAAATCCCTACCGCTCGGCATTTCAGGTGTACCACGATAAAATCAGTGATACCTTTGAGAATATCGACAATGAGGCTATGCGTCAGGGACGCGATCTGGAAGATTATGTCGCACAACGCTTCACCGAAGCAACCGGTCTGAAGGTACGCCGTGCAAATGCCATCTACCAAAGTGAGGAACATCCACTGCTTCTGGCGGACTTTGACCGTTTGATTGTCGGGCAGAAAGCAGGACTGGAATGCAAAACGGTTTCACCGTTCTCTGCGGATAAGTGGGCAGATGGCAAAATCCCTGCACATTACATGGCTCAGGTCAATCACTATCTGGCTGTCAGCGGTTTTGACTGCTGGTACATTGCTGCTCTGATTTTCGGGAAGGAACTGGTGATTCACAAGATCACAACCGACAAAGAAGTTCTGAACAACCTCATTGCCAAGGAAGAGCACTTCTGGAAATACAACGTGATGCCCGAAATTCCGCCTGTACCTACCGGAAGCGAGGGGGATACACAGCAGATCAATCAGCTGTACTCTGCAGATGATAGAAACAAAACTGCCGATCTTAATCCCATCCGCGACCTGTTGGATAAGCGGCAGGAGCTTTCTGATCAGATCGAACAGCTGGAGCAGGAAAAAGCCTCTATTGAACAGCAGGTGAAGTTGGAGATGCAGGACGCCGCCTATGGTACAGCACCGGGCTACAAGGTGTCCTGGGTATCCTCCGAAAGTAAACGGGTAGACTCCCAGCGTTTGAAGAAAGAACAGCCCGATATTTTCAATCGGTACAGCAAGAATGTAAGCAGCCGCAGGTTTACCATTATCCATGCAGCATAATTTTTGTACGCCTATAGGCACACAAAATTCGCGTTTCAGCTATTTTTGTTTAATAGAAAAGCACAATACTGTTTACACAACAATAATTGTATGCTAAGATAAGAATATGAGGTGATGCACGATGGTTCTGCGCAAAAGTTATTTGGATAAGATCATTCCTTTTATCGATCAGGATCTGATTAAAGTTCTGGTTGGAATCCGGCGCTGTGGAAAAACAGTCCTTCTCGGTCAGATCAAGGACGTGCTCCTCCAGCGCAATATTCCCGCACAGAACATTATTCAGGCCAATTTTGAGTCCATGCGCTTCCGCAACACCCGTACTGCAGAAACGCTTTACGACTACATCGCAGAAAAAGCGGAAGGCTGCACCGGCAAAATTTATATTCTTCTGGATGAGATTCAGGAGGTGGAGCGCTGGCAGATTGCAATCAATTCTCTTCGTGTCGATTTCGATTGTGATATTTACCTGACCGGCTCCAATTCCAAGCTGCTTTCCGGCGAACTGGCAACCTATCTTTCCGGACGATACATCCAGATTCAGGTTTTCCCCTTTTCGCTGGCCGAAGCAAAACAGCAATGCATTGAAAACGGAACCTATACTTCGGATGAAAAGCTCTTCGCAGACTATTTGAAGTACGGCGGTTTTCCGCAGCGTTTCTTCCTCCCTGACGATCATTCAATCACCACCTATCTGGACGATCTTTACGAGGCTATCATTGTCCGTGACATCATGCTGCGCCACAATATTCGCGAACAGACCGCATTACGTAATGTCCTTGCATTCCTGCTGGATAATATCGGCAATCCGTTTTCTGCCCGTAATATCAGTGGACGCATGGTTTCGGAAGGAATCAAGACAACCACTGCTACCGTACTGAACTACGTTGATTATTTCAAGGAAGCCTTTATCCTTCTGAATGCAAGCCGCTATGATATCAAAGGAAAAGCGCTCCTGTCCAGCATAGAAAAGTACTATGCAGTCGATCTTGGCCTGCGGAACGTTATCAAGAAAAGCGAAGAGCTTGACAGCAACAAGCTGTATGAGAACATCGTATATCTGGAAATGCGGAGCCGTGGCTATGAAGTTCAGGTCGGCAAGCTGGACGACACCGAAATTGATTTTATCTGCTACCGTGGAGATGAAAAGCTCTATATTCAGGTTGCTTACCTGATCACTCCCGCCGATGAAGAACGGGAGTTCGGTAATCTTGAGCGGCTGCACGACAACTATCCTAAGTATGTTATCAGTGGTGATTTGATGAATTTAAGCCGAAACGGAATCATTCATCGAAACATCATTGATTTTCTGCTCAATCCGTAATTTTCACATCATGGGGCACAACAGTTGACGCTGTTGTGCCCTTTTTTCTTTATCAGAATTGGAGGCATTCTTATGGAAAATCCATTCGTAAAATTATTTGCTATTGACTTCAAAGATCATCTGGAAGTCAAAAAGTCCGGCAACACGGAACTGAAATATGTAAGCTGGGCGTATGCCTGGGCGGAGGTAAAAAAGCTATATCCTGCTGCCAGCTACGAGGTCAAGAAATTCAACGGCCTGCCCTATGTTTATGATCCCATAACCGGCTTCATGGTGTATACCTCGGTCACGATTGATGGCGTTTCGCACGAAATGTGGCTGCCTGTACTGGATGGCGCAAACAAAGCCATGAAAGCTGTGCCTTACACCTATACCACCCCGAAATGGGACTACAATCCTCAGACCCGCCGCCGTGAAAAGGTCGGCATGGAAGAGCGCACCGTAGAAGCAGCCTCCATGTTCGATGTGAATAAGGCTATCATGCGGTGCTTGGTAAAGAACCTCGCTATGTTTGGTCTGGGCCTGTACGTTTATGCCGGAGAGGATTTGCCGGAAGATGCTGCACCGCAGCCGGAGGCAGAACCGCAAAAGCAGCCGAAACCGAGATCCGCTAGCCCGAAGCAGGAACAGCCGCCTGTGCCCTGCATCTGTGCCCGGTGCAATCAGCCCATCAAGAGGGTCAAGCTGAAGGATGGCTCCATCATGCAGGCGGCAGAATTTGCAGCTACCCATGAGGGAATGTGCGCTGACTGCTATAAGGCAACCAGATTGAACGTAGCATGATAAAACTGCTCTATTTCGATGTCACTTGATTCTTGTATGATTCTATATTTCATGGTACACTTACAGTAGTGAGTTCTGAAAGCTCTCCTCTGTGAGCGGAAAGGAGCATTGCATGAAAGATTTGCAGTTTCCTGTTGGAATCTCGAATTTTGAAAAGATTCGA